GATGACCACACCCAGGCTGGCAATGACCACACCAGGGCGAACACCGACCATAACACTGCGGTTGATGATCACACCCAGGCTGGCAATGATCACACCCAGGCTGGTAATGACCACACCAGGGCGAACACCGACCACAACACCGCTTCTGATGACCACACCAGGGCGAACACCGACCACAACACCGCTGCCGATGACCACACCAGGGCGAACAGTGATCATAACGCAGCCATTGTAGGCATGGCCATTGATTATGCCGAAGGTGAAAGCGGCACCACACCGCCTGAAAGCGGCTGGCAGACCACTATTCCTGAAGTGTCCGGCAACAATTTCCTTTGGACACGCAACACCATCACACTTGGCAGTGGAAGCACGCAAGTTTACTATAATGTCAGCATGGTGCCGGTTGTCAGCATGAGCCAGGAAACGGAAGATGACGAATACCAGTCCAAGTTCTTTGCTGGTGAACAACAGTTGGGTGAAATAGACATTGTTGACAATGACACCAGTGAAGCTGCTGACAAGGCGCTGTCTGCCAACCAGGGTAGGGTGCTGGCTGAACGTGTCAGCGCCATTGAGAACAACCGCTTGTTCATCATGCCAACCGGGCTTCAGGTAGAATCACCGACATCACTGACAGTCGGCAATAATCATGAACACTTCATGAAGGCCAAGATTCTTCCGGCCAGCGCATATCAGAATGTGATATATATTGCAGATAACAAAGCAGTGTCCGTTGAACCAGATGGCAGAATCCTGATCAATGGTGTGGGCCATTCATTGGTCCATGTGGTGCCGCTGGCCAATCCCGGACTTTATAAGACCGTTGGCATAACCGTTCATCAGCCCTATATGCGCAAGACCGCAGTGAACACCTTGCGCTTCATGAGTGATGGCACATTATCATTAACTTAACACAATACAATTATGGCTTTTACACCAGAACAAGAAGCAATTTTGTTGCAGATCATATCTGCGTATGAGAATGGCAAAAGGCTGGCAGACTTACCAGTGGAACAAGTTGACAATCCTTTTGACCTTTGGACTGAAGTGATTGGCACCGATGGAGAGAGCAAGAAAGCCGCACTGGCTGAACTGCTGCCTTATGTAGAAGAAGAATGCATGTATGGCGTTGAATGGGATGCCAGTTCCAGCAATCCTGATGTGACGCGCATTGGCAACATGAACCTTCATGTGTCACTGCCCATCCAGAACCGCATGCATGGCTGTCTGCTTGATGACAATGGCCATGTGGTGGAATATCTTAACCCCAACAGTTGGGAAGAAGATGTCCTTGACGGTTCACGCGGTCAGGTGATGGTTGAACTTCCGGCCTTTTATTGGAAGTTTGAGGAACAGGACAACATCCGTAGGGTGAAGTTGTCCGAATATCCGCTGCCCGGCTACACCTTCGTCAAGAAGAAGTATGTGTCGGCCTATGAAGCCACTGTGGACCGCGCCACTTCATCCCTGAAGCTGTGTTCAGTCAAGAATGACAGCGAACAGTACCGCGGCTGTGGTAACCAGTCCGCATGGGATGGTACCTACCGCAGCGCCCTGGGCCGCCCGGCAACTGGCATTTCACTTACCAGCTTCCGCACCTATGCGCGTAGGCGTAACGGTGATGCCACCACTGAATGGAACTGTAACACCTATGACATTCAGAAGGAACTATATTGGTTGTTTGTTGTGGAGTATGCCACACGCAACAGCCAGAAGGCATTTAATGCCGAACTGACTGAAGCCGGATATAAGCAAGGCGGTCTTGGAAACGGTGTGCTGTGCGATGGTACATTATGGAATAACTTGAACGGTTATTATCCCTTTGTGCCTTGCGGCTACACTGATGACCTTGGCAACTTCAGCGGTGAAAAGTCATATGTGCAGCTTGACGAAAATGGCAACACACTGTTCACTGTCACTGCCAACCGTTACCGTGGTATTGAACAGCCCTTTGCCCATATCTGGAAGTGGACTGATGGCATACATGTCATGGTATCTGCGAATGAAGAAAATGGCGGTGACGGTACCAGCAAGATATATGTGACCGATGATCCCAGCTTGTTCAATGATTCCAACAACACCGGGTATGCACATGTGGGTAATGAGGACCGCGCAAGTGACTGGATCAAGGATGTTGTATTCGGCAATGACGGTGAAATCATGGCGCATACCCATGGTGGCGGTTCCAGCAGTTACTTCTGTGACTACCATTATGTCAGCATTCCTTCAAGTGGCACTTCCTTAAGGGGTGTTCTTTTCGGCGGTAATGCGAATAACGGCGCGGGCTGCGGTTTCGTTTGCTCGGATTCGTATTACGCGCCTTCGAATACGGACTCGGATATCGGTTCTCGCCTCTGCTTCATACCAGCGTAACACGTCACGTCACACGATATGGAAGAATTGAATGATGATGGTGGATTGGCATTCCTGGGGATCGGAAAAGACCCCAGCAATGTCCAGTTCCATTGTGAAATGACCAAACAAAGCAAGCTGGTCAACACATCATTCTGGGTCAGGGATATTCTTGAAGATGTCAAGACCAAGCATGGCGATGGGCGCATGCTGGTCTTGATTTCCCCGGAACGTGATTCCATTGAGAGCCGCTGCCAGAAGTTCTTCACCAACAGCCGGGATATAAAATACATCCTGAACAAAGTGAAGGAAATGGGCAAGTTCCCAAGAAGGGTCACAATGCGTTCAGAAGGTAACAATTACTTTCTTGAATGAAAAATAATGGCTGCTTGCCCTGAAGGGGTGTTCATTTCAGCGGTAATGCGAATAACAGCGCGAACTGCGGTTTCGTTTACTCGAATTCGAATAACACGCCTTCGAATACGAACACGAATATCGGTTCTCACCTATGCTGGTTGATTTGCGGCAAGGGCCACAGTATTTTACTGGAAAATATAAACAGTCTTTATAATGGATGCTGGTAGCGTGAAGGCGAAGGCTTCCAGACATGAAGCAGAGCATATGAAAAGATTTGGCAACTTGTATGACGAAATCATAAGCATTGACAACCTGAACCTGGCTGATGAAAAGGCAAGGAAGGGTAAGGTCAACACTTATGGTGTGCGTCTGCATGACCAGAACCGGGAAGCCAACATCCTGGCTTTACATGATGTTCTTAAAAGGTGTGCATATAAAACCAGCGAATATACCACCTTTATCATTCACGAACCCAAGGAAAGGGTCATATTCCGGCTGCCTTATTATCCTGATAGGATTCTTCATCATGCGGTCATGAATGTCCTTGAACCCATATGGGTCAAGACCTTCATTCCAGACACTTGTTCATGTGTCAAGAAGCGTGGCATCAATCAGGCACGCAAGCGCATGCAGAAGTTCATGATGGACCAGGAAGGCACCCGGTATTGTCTAAAGACCGACATACGCAAGTTCTATCCGACCATCAAGCATGAGGTGCTGAAAAACATTGTTAGGCGCAAGATCAAGGATTCGCGCCTTCTGGCACTTCTTGATGAAGTGATAGATTCAGCAGAAGGTCTGCCTATTGGCAATTACATGAGCCAGTATTTGTCCAACCTTTACCTTACCTATCTGGATCATAAGATAAAGGAAGAACGGCACATCAGATATTATGTCCGCTATGCTGATGACATGGTGTTCATGTCATCCGATAAGACCGAACTGGCACAGACCCTTGAATGGCTGAAATCCGAACTGGCCGCCCTGGGATTGGAACTGAAAGGCAATGAACAGATATTCCCCATTGCAGACAGCCGCCATTCCAAGGGTAGGGGTGTGGATTTTGTGGGCTTTGTCTTTTACCATCACCAGACACTGATACGCAAGTCCATCAAGAAGGCTTTTGCCAGGAAATGCGCCTATCTTAATAAGAAGGGTGTTCAGGGCAAGACATACAAGATGGCTGTTGCGTCATGGCTGGGGTGGGCCAAGTATTCAGATTCAAACAATTTATTAAACAACTTAATTCATGTTGACTATGCAAAAGGCAATTTATTCAAACGAGCCAGGAAGGCTTGTTAACATTGGTGGCGGTGCATATTACTATAATTGGGATATTGCCGCTGTTGAAAGTGAGGAAAACGGCACACAGTATGAGTGCAACCAGGTGAAGGTCTTTGCACCTTTGACACGCAACAAGGTCAAGGAAGCAGTCATCAAGGCCCTTTGGGGCAATGGCGTTGAAGAAAAGCTGATCAATGACTACAATGCCGCTGTCCTGGGTCTTGCCGATGAAAGCAAGATTGCTGCTTATAGGGCTTTCCTTGCAGAGCGTGAAAGGGTCAAGGCCCTGGTTGAAGAAGTCATTGACTGATTCATCATTCATCCCCGGTGAAGGCTGCCATCAAGGTGGCCTTCTTTTGTTGTCCGACAATTTGTTGGTTAGTGTAAAAACGCAGACATTGATGCATAAGATAGTGTTTCACCCGGTTGCTGTCATTCTTCAGGCTACACTTGGCAGCGTGTTAATCGGATTCCTTCAGGATGTGGCCCTTGAATCATTGAAATGGTGCATACCGATAATGTTTGCCATTGTGGCCGACCTGACCACTGGTGTGAACGCAGCACATTTCAGGAAGGAAACCATATCATTTTCAACTGCTTTAAGGCGTAGCGGAAACAAGGTCCTTGCTTATACATCATGGATATTGGTGGCTGTCAGTTGTGGCATGCAGTTTTCAGTGAACTGGTGTTGTCCTTCCATGATGGCCATTGTTCTTTTCATTGAAGGCGCATCAATTATTGGTAATATACTGGAACCAAAGGGTATTCAACTGTCATGGAAAGGCATTCTTGCTGTGATTGGCAAGAAAGTAGGTGCCGACAACCTTGACGAAATAATAGTAAAAGATGAAAAGAAATCAAAAAGAAACGGCCAAAGCGCCAATGGACAATGAAGAAGTCCAGGAACAAGTTACAAATGTAAATCAGGAAGGCGAAGCCAAGACTGGCGAATCCGCTGAAGGTGTAAACCAGGAAGGCGAAGCCAAGGCCCCGGAAGCCCCGGAACAGCAGAACCAGGAAGGCGAACCCAAAGATGGTGACACTGACAAAGGCGAAGTGAAGGATGAAATAACCGTCATCATTCCTTATAAGAAGCCGACAATGACCCCGGAATCACTTCACCTTGTAGTCAAGGCATGGCGCAAATACGCGCAATTCCCTTTCAAGCTGGTCATCATTGGTGACATGCCGGTTTTTGACACCACCGATATTGAATGTGTGCCGGATTCGGATTCAGCAGCGCATTTCCACATCATGGTGTGCAAGTCGCTTATGGAATATTTCAGCAAGAACGAATGTTCATCATTCATCCTTGCCCATGATGATGAAGTGCCATTGCAGCCCTTCATGCCGGATGATCTTAAGGCCACCGCTTTTGAACAGTTCCCAAATCTGGACATCAATAGTGAAAACAATTTTATTGCCGATATGGCACGCACTGTTGAACTGGTGGGAAAGTGTGACCGCAAGCCAGTGTTCTTCAGTGGCCATGCACCGCATGTGTATGATACAGATGCCTTCATGAAGATGGTGGAAGAATACCACCTGGATGAAGTAGGCATTGACTATGAAGTGCTGTATCACTGTCTTGAAAAAATAGAACCAGTGTACCTGGCCGGACCGTTTGATAACGGTTACAGCTTCCTGATCATGCAGTTTGATGACCTTGATTGGGTCAAGTCACGCCTGATGACACATAAATGGTGTTCATTTGGCGGCAGTTGCACCAGCCAGGCATATTATGACATGGTGGCTAAATATCTTGAAGCATGAACAAGGCGCGTTATTTCAAGGATGCGGAATTCCGCAAGTGCAGTCCGGCATGCAGCATTGATGACATGGATGAAAAGTTCCTTGCCACACTTGATGCAATACGCCAGAAGGCTGGCATTCCGCTGGTGCTTAATTCGGCATACCGTTCCAAGGCTTATGACCAGAGCATGGGCCGCACTGGCAACAGCGCACACACATACGGCAAAGCCGTTGACATTCGCTGCAATTCCAGCGCCAACCGCATAAAGATAGTCAAGGCCGCCTTGGAATGCGGCATTGAACGTATAGGCATTGGCCGCACCTTCATTCATATTGACAGCGGTGGCAAGCGTGAAAATCTGCCAACTGGCGTAATGTGGGATTATTATGAATAAGGTGTGTTTATTCCTGGCAATGCTGCTGGCGCTGCTGATATGTGGATGCACCAAGACCATATATCAGGAAGTTCCAGTCATCAAGACCGAATATATAACCAAGGAGAAAACCGACAGCTTATATATGCATGATTCGGTGTTCATCCGGGAATATATAAAAGGTGATACGGTCAGGGTGACTGAATACCGCTGGCGCGACAGATACCACTATATCACAGACATTGATACAGTGATAAAAACTGATACGATAGCGCAGCCTTACCCGGTTGAAGTAATCAAGGAAGTGGAACGTGACCTGAATTTATGGGAACGCTGCTTTATCAAGTTGGGTGGATTCGGCCTGTTCTGCATATTCTTGATTATTGGATTTATAGTCATAAAAATCAAGCATATTTTGTGAATACTCATTTGATTATAATTGGTTTGTAATTGAGGTTGTGGGCTGTCCGGGAAGGATGGCCCAAACTGTTTTCATTGATTCAGCAGTCCGGCCAGCTTGTTTCCGGCCCTGATAACACTTGAATTAAGAATCTTGGCATAGATCTGTGTCACTTGAATCTTCCTATGGCCAAGCATCTTGGTCAGTGCTTCAATGGGAATGTCATGTGCCAGCACCACAGTTGTGGCGAATGTGTGCCGGGCGATATGCGCAGATAGCGGCTTGTTGATGAATGCCGCTATGGCAATGCCTTTCAGTATGCGGTTGAATGCCTGGTTGGTGAATTCGCGGAACTTGAAGTTGTGGGCTTTCAGTATCTCATAGGCCGCTGGCAGAATGGGTGTATAGAATCTGCCGCCAGTCTTAAGGCGTTCACCGTTGATGTACCAGATACCATCATGCTGTTCGGCATTGTTGGCGAATGAAAATAGGTTGAAGTCTGCAAATGACAGCCCGGTGTAGCACATGAATATGAATTCATCCCGGACCATGGCTGTTGAACGGTCCGCGATCTTAAGGCTGCGAATGCGTTCCAGTTCTTCATCCGTCAGCGGTTGGCGTTCCTTATGTTTACCATGCTTGGCAATGAACCTGGTGTATGGTGACTGCTGGATCAGGCCGCAGCGCACAGCCGGGTTGATGTATGACTTCAGGCGTTTATGATAACCATAAATGGTGGTTTGTTCGCGTGTTCCATCTTCATCCCTTAAGAAGTCATCAAAGGCTTGTATGTTTTCCGCGGTGACATCCTGGAAGGTTTGGATCAGGCCGCTGCGTTCAAGTGCTGCCAGTGTAATGTTGTGCATCCTTCTGGTGGAATCACGCACCGGGCGCTTGCGCAGTTCATTGCGGCACCATTCAATGAAGGACTGTTCACTTTCATCCTTCCTGGACTGAAGGCATGCTTTCAGGTTGGCCCGGTTGGTGGCCATACCTTCATGCGCAAGATTGGTAAGGATTGTGTCAAGCCTTCTGATGTCATTTGTTATGGCTGCATTCAAGCGCTTTGCGTCAGGGCGGTGTTGTACCAGGCCGCGCTGTGCATCCCATTGTGAAGGAAAGATCATGACGGATGTGGGAAGCCACATGCGTTCACTGCGTGAAAAATAGACTTCAATTTCAAGTCTTGCCGCCCTGGATTCAGTGGCGGTTCTTCTGCGGTCATAGACTGGCCGGATGTTCCATTGTGCCATACTCATTGGTTGTTTTTGCCGCGATACGCTTTGCGATACAATCCGCAAAATGTGTTACACACATAGTGCGAAAAGGGGTTAAAAGCGCATCTTGGCGCGTTAATAATTGTTTAATTAACCGCCAAACCAATGCGAAGCAATATCAATAACACCTTGAAGTTGTGCTAATTACAATCAATAATCAGCCCCAAAACGAATGAGCCGAAGGCGGAACTATCCGTCAACATTGTCATTCTGCTTGTTGCGCTGTGTTATTTGATGATTGTATCACAGTGGATGGCGCTTTGTATCACTTTTCTTCTTTGAGCCTTGCCAGTTGGTTCCTTAACTGGTAGATTTCTTTTGCTTGTTCAATGCACACGTTCCGCAGTTCTTCATCTGTGGAAGTGGGCTGTATTTCCATGCTTCCATTTCCGCGCATCAGCCATTCTGCTGATAATTCCGGGAACAATGACAACACTTTTGAAATAAGTTCTAATGAAGGAAAATCACTTTTTAACTGCCTGTTGACGGTGGCTTGTGACATTCCAAGCTGATTTGCAAACTGCGTTTCGGTCAAGTGTTTGCTGTACCTTAATTCGGTAACTCTCTCACAAATAGTCATTTGTATTTCACTAAAAGGGTGATTACTATTTAGATAATGTCTAAATAAGCACTTAATATGTGTTAAACAACTCATAATTGAGTTATTCAATACAAATATGATTTATCTTCGCCCTTGCAATAAGACAAGGCAAGGGTGCCGAATTCTATCGGTACAAATCACACATCCAGCCGCAAAGATAGGCACCTTTCCTTTCTTTTCAAAAGAAAACTGCGGAAATAGGATGCGACCCTTATTTCAGCGGCATTGATAGGATAATCTGAAACCCCATTGTTCAGCACAGCCCAAGTCGCATTTGGGCGCTGGTCAATAGGGGTTTTCTATTTGAATTATGACAGAAAGGGAGATTGACAGTATTGCATCAAGGGTGGCTTACAAGTTAGGCCGGATGTCGGAACCAGCATGGAACCAGGTTCAAGCTGCACAATATCTTGGTGTGTCGGTCCGGCTGCTTAAGGACCGTATCAGGGAAGGTAAGATAACGGCCTACACCGCTGATGGCAGAACATATCTGTATAAATCTGACCTTGACAGTTATATCCAGGCCGCACAGATCAGTGCGACAGTGTTGATAACACCAACCCAAAAGAAGCGCCTTGCTGGTGCGTGAGCATAAGCAAGGTTTATGTGACTATTTACAACCAGATCATATGAGTAAGCAAGAAACAACAAAGGAACAGATGACTGCCTACCTGGAGAAGTTCCAGCAGTGGCAGCGCATGGCGCAAGGCATCATTGATGCCACTGTATCAATGAGCCATTCAGATGGCAGCCAGGTAACAGCAATCCACCTTCATTTATATCCCTTTGATGAAGAAGGAAATATGCTGATGGACCGCAATGGCAAGTATGTATGCCACACCTTCAGTGTATTCAACTGGACCACCCCGGACAGCAATGATTACACAATGAAGAAAGCCTTAAGCACCTTGAAGCAGTTGAAAGTTATATGCTAAATCCCACTGATATGAAGAAAATTGATGAATTCTTGAACATGGACAGTCCACTGTGGGCTGTCATTATGCGTTGGGTATATGCCTTCGTGGCTGTTGTCGCATGGGTATCTATTTTTTTTGGTCAATGGATAGACCTTCTGTTTGCCATACCGTTCACCATCTTGGCATTGAACAAAGATGAATAGATGTATTCTGAATCAGCATGAAACAAGCATGCAGATTTGCCAGTCATGCATCATCAAGGGCAACTGCCCGGTATGGTATGACATGATCCAGAAGCATAAACCCATTGAAACAAGATGACACTGAAAGAACTGCTGCAAAAGTGCAACCGCATAGCGTTGATGTTTTCATCATGTGAAATCCCGGTCAGAATGAACGGCAAGGATGTGAAACTGGACTTAACCGTTGAAGGTGATTGCGGCAACTATTATGTCAACATAACCAGGCGTAAGAAATGAGCAGTTATGAATTGACACTGGCCCCGGTGCGACCCCAGCGCAATGCTGTCACCGGGCGTTTCATGAAAGGTCATGTTCCGGCCAACAAAGGCCGCAAGTGGAATGAATGGGCTTCCAAGCGTTCCCAGAAGAAGATGCAGAAAGGCTGGGTGAATCTTATTGCCCATAGGCCCAAGAAAAGGGCTGACACAGCCGGGCGCTGCCGCAAGCCTATCATTGCAGTCAGGGAAGATGGCAGATTCATGTTCTTCAAGGATTCTTTTGTTGCTGGTCAATGGTGTGGCGGCAGAAGGGAGAACGTGAACCGCTGCTGCCGGGATAACCAGCAAAGAAAGGTAAACCTTAAGACTGGCAAGATAAACACCGACCATCAATACATGGGTATCAGATGGTATTTTGAAAGTGACACTGCCAACTGGCAAACCAAAATTATAATCATATGAATCAATTTGAAAAGACAATCAAAGCCTTCCTGGATGAACAGGCCGCAAAGGATCAGCAGTTTGCGGAAAAATACAAGGCTGAAGGCAAGAGCATAGAAGAATGCTGCCGTTACATCATTGGTTGGGTCAAGGAATCCAAGCGGCAAGGTTTTGCCGATGAAGAAATATATGGCCAAGCCATGCATTACTATGATGAATCGGATATAACTGTGGCAAAGGCAGATGGTGTCAAGGTGGTGGTGAACCATGCCATTGAACTGTCCGAATCCGAGAAGAAAGAAGCACGCAAGAAGGCACGCCAGGAATTTGAAGCGGCTGAACTGAAGCGGCTGAATGAATCAAGAACCAAGAAGAAGGCGGCAGCAGTGGCGCAGCCTTCCATGATGGGTGATCTGTTTGGCGGCCTATGAAACCCAGGAACAAACGTGAAAGCCAGGTCCTTGCGCTGGTGGGTCAGTTGCATCCGCTGACACAACAGCATTCAGACTTCATGAAGTCTGCCTTTGGCCATTATCTGTATTACCGCCTGAATGGCCAGTGCCGCTGTTCGGTATGCGGCTATGAATACGGCATCTTGCCTGGTATTGCAAAATATTGGCAGACCAGCCTGATAGAACAGATATTCAAAGATGAAGATGAACCATGCCCGGAATGTGGCACCAGCCTTCTGCCGAAATACATGCGCGGCAAGTTCCAGGACACTGAAACCAAAAGCATGCAAGTCATGGATGTCTGCGAAGGCTGGCAAGTGATGCGTTACGTTGAAATGACGCGAAGGAACATGCCGGGCCGGGCCACTGAATATGACATGCATGAACTGTCACAGAACTGGTTCAATGAGAAAGGCCAGGAAGTCATTGTTTCCCGGCCATACACACGTTCATACAATTACCTGATTTACCGCAGCATGGACACATGGACCATTGCACATCACAACCAGTCATATGTGGGTTCATACTATTATGAAGATATGTTCACTGGTGAAGCGCAGATGTGCTATCCGGCCACCGCTGTTTCCCAGGCATTGAAGCGCAATGGATGGGTGGCCCGGCTGGGCAGTCATGTGACACCATATCTGCGCTATCAGATCGTGAAAGGGCTGCTTACTGATCCAAAGATTGAAACGCTGGCCAAGTCCGGCTGTGACCGTCTGGTGAAGTTCTATTCCAACAGCGTGCATTCCCTGGAACACTGGTGGCCCCAGATACGCATTGCGGTGCGGCACCATTACAAGATAAAGGATGTTCAGATGTGGCAAGACATGCTGTCCTTCCTTGAAGAACTGGAAAAGGACTTGCATTCACCATTCTACATCTGCCCGGACAATATGAGGAAGGCGCATGATCATTGGCATAAGAAGGTGATGCGCAAGCGCAAGGCACAAGAACTGCGCGAAGCTGCCGAAAAGGACAAGTGCTATTACAATGCACATAAGCAGTTCAGCGGTCTGGTCATCACTGGCATTCTGAACATCAGGCCGCTGATGACTGTTTCAGAACTGGTTGAAGAAGGTGCTGCCATGCATCACTGTGTCGGCACCTATGGGAACAAGATGAAAAGCCTGATATTGTCTGTGAGGGATGGCAAGAAACGCCTGGAAACGGTTGAAGTTGATTTGCACAACTATGTCATAGTGCAGTCACGCGGTGCATGTAACATAAGCACGCCCCGGCATGATGAAATACTGGCCGCTGTCACCAAGCTGTTGCCGGAGATCAGGAAGTGTAACATGGAACTGAAGCAAGCGCAATGAAGGTCAACCTTGACATGACATATTGTTCTGGTGTGGGCTGTCCGCTGAAGGACAACTGCTGGCGCTATATTGATGGCTTGGGCCAGGATGTGGTGTGGCAGACTGAACCGCTGTGGGATGGCAAGACATGCCAGCTTTATAAAGGGAACTGAACGAATAAAAATAACGATTATGGAATTTTTTGACAAAGAACAAAAGCCGCAGACTGAAATACAAGTCAAGAAGCAGCAAGAACACCGATACAAGTATATCGGTTCCATCCTTCACCGCCCCGGACACACACTGTTCAGCGTGAACACCAGAACTGGCGAAATCAAGCCAGCCAAGTACATCCAGGAAGCGGTGATTGAGAATCCCAACAGCAGATCGGTGCGCACCAGGCGCAAGGTGGTGCTTGAAAAGGACTGTGTGTTCATAGAAGTGCTGAATGAGAAGAACGCGCTGAAGCGTTACATGCGGATGCCCAAGAAAGTATGACGCAGATGGATGACAATATTGAAAGAATTTGTGCTGCTGCCATTATGTGTTACCGGGAAGGATTGCCAGCAGATGAAATACTGGCTGCCGTTGTCAAGAAACTGAAGTCTGGTGAACCGCTGTCCATTGAAGAAGCCGTTGCACAATCTGACCTTGAAGAATGGCTGTATGCCACACTGGCTGACATTGCCAAGGTAGATGTTTGCTTCATCAAGTCATCTTCACGTTCCAGACCATTGCCGCAACTGCGATATATGCTGTGTGATGTGTTCCATGACATGGGATTCACCGTCAATCAGATAAGTGGCATTGTAGGTATTGACCGTTGCACCGTTCTGCATGGGTTGCGCCAAATGGAATCCTACCGCTTTGGCGGTTATGACAAGGAAAATGAGATATACATGGAATTCCGCAAGCGTGCGGCCCAACATATCACAACCATCAATTAACGATAAATGAGTATGAAAAAGAAGGAAAAGAAAGTTGTGACGCGCATGGATGAAGTGCGTTACAAGACCTTGGAACCAAAGAAGATGCTGAACATGTATCTGGCTGAAAAGGTCATCAAGACTTACAAGGAAGATTTTGTTGACCAGGACAGCGGTGAAGTTGTCAGCATTGACCGCACAGAACCGCTGTTTGCCAAAGGCACCCTGATCAACCAGGATGTGCTTGCCCGGATTCGCTTTGCCATTGAAGCTGGTGACATCAAGGAACCCATTGAAGTGACCAACCAGAACCGGGAAGCCTATGAATACAAAAACACCTTCCTTCAGCTTTGGATTGCGAAGGTGCAAGTTGACAACCGCTGCATCAAGTTCTTGCTGCATGGTCAGAACATTGACAATGTGCTGCTGATTCTGCGTGACTATATTGAACTGAATTACAAGGGTGGCTTCACCATCCGGGATGTCAAGGAATTCAAGGATTATGTGATCCTGGAAGATACACTGTCTGCCAAGATTGATGAAGATGACATCAATATGTCTTACCTGAAGGGCGAAATTGACATGCAGACCTACATGACCGCCATTCATACCGGGGTAAATGACAACCCAGGCACCAAGGATCAGGCCAAGAAATACTATCAGATGGAACTGACGGTCAAGTCCACTGACACTGAAGGTGAAGAAAATGAATATCCATGTGATTTCATCTGCCACACCTTTGACACTGAACGTGCGCTTGTTCTTATTAAGGCATACCTGAAGATGTGTGATGATGAACGCTATGAAGCAGCGGTGAAGGAAGATAGGACCTATGCCAAGCGCACTTTTTCACTGCTTATTGAAAAGGTGGCACCCATTCCCATTGGTTGCTTCATCCCATTGGATTTTTCCTTGGCTTATAAAGAGCAGTGAACACCGCGCTTGATGCGCTGGTAGGATGGCACTTCTGGAAGGGCTTTGCTGGCGGTTCGATTCCGCAGCCATCCACTAAAGAATAACTTATGTTTGACCGCATGGTGATAAAGACCAAAGTGCCAATGGCACAGATTCCCACCCTGGTACAGCGCTTCTATCTTCAGGAGTGTACCAGGGAAGGTGCGCTGTACTACCAGTCAAGCGCATACGGCAACTTTGAAGCCATGTTTGTGACCATTGATGAAGGGTGTGGGCTGACCATCAGGCTGTCCTTGCATAAGCACTATTGGAAGGACACCAGCGGACTTCTGGACAACAGTGGCATGTTCACCATGGACCAGGCACGCAAGGCGCTTGATGACATTGTAAGGCAGTTTGAACTGACACCATCCAAGTGCCGGGTTACTTACTATGAAATCGGCCTGAATCTGCCCATGAGCAAGCCGCCCATTGACTTCATCAGGAACACATTGTCGGTGATAGGAAGGGAAACCTTCATTGATGCCAACTATGAGCGTGACCGCCAGCGCACCACAGAGCGCAGCCGGAACATCCGCAAGGTCATGAAGGTCTATGACAAGACCTTTGAAGCTGAAAGCAAGGGCCGCAAGGTGGATAAGGACATCTTGCGCATTGAAACGATATACCGCCACCAGTCGGTGCTGCTGTCCGAATTCTTTGACAATATGTTCATCCGCAAGACACAGCGCAGATTCTATACAGACTGGTGTGGGCTGTCCTTCATCAGACCGATCCAGGCGGCCAAGGGAATGAAGGCCAGCCAGATGGAAAAGGCGCGTGACATCTTGCGCCTGGGTGTGGACCGTTACCTGGAACAAGGGCTTGCCGAATACAAGGCGCGGACCATCACCAAGAAATGCTGGGAAACCATGCGTGTGTTCGCACATGAATGGGAATCCAGGCACTGCCATAACTACACCATTGTTGACAGCCCGGAAAGCGCTGAATACGCCCGGAAGCTGCTGGAACAGTGGTGTGTTGCATCCGGGGAAAAACAAGCACCATATGGTGCGCGTGTTGAAAATAGCGAAAGCACACATTATTAGTATGTTAAACAAAAGTCAGACCACAAAACAAGGTGTTTTTAACACTTTTGAGCCACACTTTTTGCGCGTGCGTGTATTGTATATGAATGCGCGTGTGTGCGCGTGCATGCATGAAGCATCTTGTCTTATACTGCCCGGAAAGGGCAGTCAGGTACTGACTGCAAAAAGGGCAGTATTATGAAGGATGTTTGCATCTTCTGGACTTTGCCAAGCACAGACATCATACACCGCATGCAAGATTGCTTGGGCATAGAACGGTACATGAACGTGAACGGTGAACAGTATGTCAGGCTGGATGAAGAACAGTATGCCCGGCTGATGAAGTGGCAAGCAGAAGGATTGCTGGAGTTGAGGAACAAGAAGCTGGTGATGATCAATGGCCGCTTGACACCTGATGTTAGTATATATAACAACCACAAAAAATAATGCTTATGGGCAACAAGACAAGAATATCAGTCCGTTTGAGTTCAAGACAGATGTTGCTGCTTGATGAACTGTCCACCATGACCGACACTTCAGTGTCAGTTATAGTAAGGGCCTTTGTGGATAAGAGTTTGGAAAGTATTGTTGACGAACATGGAAACCTTGATGGTTCAATAGGCAATGCGAGAAATAACGGTTAAGGCAGATGTTGACCAGCATGTAATGGAATGCTTGGGCATGCATTACACTGAACTGCGTGCAAGATGCCGCCAGGACTGGCAGCTTGGAAACATGACGCGCAGTTGGTGTGATGTGTTCCATGACACTTTCATCTATGTGGCCCAGGATGTGGAAGCCAAGACCAAGACTGAAGAAGAACTGCTTGAACACTTCATGTACCGATTCCGGCTGTTGAAGTTCCAGGCAATGAAAGAACAGCAAACTGAAAAAGTGAAACTTTATGCCGACCATAAAAAAGCTAACGCGGAAACCGCAGCCGAAAAGGACATATGACAACCGATCCGGCAAGCGTGGTGAGCGCCACCAGATTTATGACACTGAACATTGGCGAAGGCTTCGCAAGGCCAAGTTCCATGATCAGCCCATATGTGAGATGTGCGAGAAGGAAGGCCGTATAACCCCGGCCACCGAGATTCACCACATTGTTTCCTTCATGTCGGTTGAAGATTCACTGGCACGCCAGGCTTTGGCATTTGATTATTACAACCTGATGTCGCTGTGTTCGGATTGTCACCGCAAGATTCATAGAAATCATGACTATGAAGATTGATGTTGGCGTGGAAGGGGGGTATGGGTCAAAATTTTACGCGGAAGTGCGTTTAACGAA